ACCAGCTCGGGAAGTACAGGTCCTCATACTTTTAGTTTTCAGGTTAATGATACCTCGGAAATTAAAGTTTATGTTGACGACACGCTCAAGACTCTCACCACACACTATACGGTCAGCTTAAATTCTGATGGTACGGGTTCGATTACCTTTGGATCGGCAACGACTAGCGGAGAAATCATTACCATTATCGGTAATCTGCCTTTGTCCAGAGCAACTGCCTACCCCACAGGTTCAAGCATTACTTCTTCCAGCCTGAATACAGATTTTGACAACCTTTATATTGCATCGCAACAGCTTACTGAAAACCTTGACAGGTCAGTTCAGTTAAAGCCAAGCACAGAAAGAACTGTTACCGGCACAGAATTTACTACATCTGGCCCACTCTATTTCCCCTATGATTCCACAGTTGCCAACAACGCAAACAAAGTTTTGGCATTTGACAATGCGGGAACAGGGCTGACGACTGCCGACAAGGTTCCTTCCGGTGGCGATAGCACGAAATTTACCTACTCGACAACCACAACGGATGCTGATCCTGGTTCTGGATATGTGAGGTTTGACAATGCAACCCTAGCTTCGGCAACCACAGCCTATGTGGATGATGCAGACGCATTTGGAAACGATATAATTGCTTGGGTTCAGTCATGGGATGACGTAACAGGAAACGCAACAAGCCGAGGCAGAATCAGAATGTATAAGGCGAACAACATTGGTGTCTTTGCTGTTTACAAAATCAATGCGGCAATTACGGATGCTTCGAGCTATACGAAAGTTCCCTTAAGTTTTATCGCAGGAGCAGGTTCGTTCTCAAATGATGACGAAGTGTTCATCTCTTTTGTAGCACATGGCGAAGATGGTGTGAGTGCAGGTTTGGATTTCACGTTCAGCAGCACGACAACCGATAGCGATCCAGGTGCAGGAATATTAAGATTAAATAATGGAACCTACAGTTCCGCAACCGCAATTTATCTGGATGATGCTGATTCCAATGGGGTTGACGTAAGTGGAGACACAGACACATGGGATGACAGTACCTCGACAATCAAGGGTTACATCACAATCAAAGACAAGACGACTCAATCCGCTTATGCGAGATTTCAAGTATCAGGCAGTACAACGGATGCGTCTGGATACTCAAAATTAAATGTTGGATTTCTTGACAGCAACGGAACGATTACCAATGGCGGTGCTGTTGCGGTTCACTTCACGAGGTCTGGCGATAAGGGCGATACGGGAAGTGTAGGATCGAGTGGACCGAGTGGAAGCACGGGAAGTACGGGAAGTACAGGAGCAAGCGGAACTAATTCACAACTCTCAATGACATGGGATAATTCTACAGCAGATGCTGACAATGGAGCTGGGAAGATTGCTTGGAACCATGCAACGATTGCAAGTGCAACTATTCTTTACGTTGATGATGCAGATGATGCTTCGGCAGATATTACCGCTTATGTGCAATCATGGGATGATGTTGTTAATTCCACAGCCAGGGGAATTGTAACGATTACGAAAGAAGGTACAGCAAGTACCTATGCTGTGTTCAACGTATCAGGCGCAATTACGGATGCTACTTCTTATTCAAAAGTTCCGGTTAGTCATGTTGTCAGTTCTGGTTCGTTCAGCGATGGCGATGGAGTTGGAGTGCATTTCGGATTCTCAGGAGTTGACGGAAGCGGTGCGATGGACACATGGACTTTGTCTGATGGTTCAGCTACGCAATCAATCGCAGATGGCAACACAGTTACTGTTGCTGCTGGCGAAGGAATTGATACTGCTGTAACGTCAACCGATACAGTAACCATTTCAGGTGAAGATGCCAGCACCTCAAATAAGGGTGTAGCTTCTTTCCATTCAGATAATTTTTCAGTTTCGAGTGGTGCAGTTACCATAAAAGATGGTGGAGTAGTAGCGGCAGAACTTGCTTCTGGCTCAGTCACCGCAGCCAAAATTGGTGCTGATGCAGTTACCGCAGCCAAAATTGGAGATGATGTCATCGACTCCGAACACTATGCTGACGGAAGTATTGACAATGCACACATCGCTGATGATGCCATTGACTCAGAGCATTATGCCGATGGTTCGATTGACACAGCTCACATAGCTGATAGTCAAGTTACTACAGCTAAAATAGCGGCTGATGCAGTTACCGCAGCTAAAATCGGTGATGATGTTATTGATTCGGAGCACTATGCTGATGGCTCGATTGACAATGCTCATATTGCTGATGACGCCATCGATTCAGAACATTATGCTGACGGAAGTATTGACAATGCGCACATCGCTGATGATGCTATAGACTCGGAACATTATGCGGCTGGTTCAATAGACACAGCTCATATAGCTGATAACCAAGTTACATTGGCAAAACTTTCCGATGGCACACAAGGCGGAGTGCTTTATTATGCAGGAAGCGGTGTACCTACTGAACTTGCCGCTGGAACTTCTGGATATTTTTTAAAAACACAAGGTGGTTCAGCCAACCCTGTATGGGCAGAGGCAGGCGGCGGTGAAGGTACATTAAAATCAGTACAAGTCTTTACATCTAGTGGCACATGGACAAAACCAGGAGGTGTTTCTAATGTTATTGCTCATGTCAGAGGAGCTGGTGGCGGTGGAGCTGCCGTTGGCACTACCTTAGGTATTTTAGTTGCTGGTGGCGGTGGTCAAGGTGGTCTTGGTATAGAATTAATTGATGTAAGTGGCACATCCTCTGAAACAGTAACGATTGGAGCTGCTGGAGCTGGTGGAGCAACAGATGCTGCTGGAAATAATGGCGGTACAGGAGGAACCTCAAGCCTTGGTTCTCTTGTTACTGCAACAGGTGGCGGCGGTGGAGATACAACTGCTAATACCACAGATACTCCTGCTGGCGGGGGTTCTGGCGGTGCTGGTGCAAGTGGCACACACAATATTACAGGAGCAATCGGATTGATGGGAGATCCTGGAACAGGAGATGGAGATGGTCGTGGAGGCGGCGGCGGCGGAGAAGGTGGTGCTAAACCTGCCAATGCACGAAATGTGGCTGGTATTGCTGCAACTGCTAATTCAGGCGGCGGCGGTTCAGGCGCGAATCATAGCACCGACACAACTTCTTATGCTGGTGGTGCTGGTGGTACAGGAATAGTAATAGTATGGGAGTACAGTTAAAATGAAATATGCAAGAATTGAAAATGGAATTGTTATGGAGATTATTGATGATCGAGGGAATGATATTAATACAATGTTCCATAAGAATTTTGTTGCGCAATTAGTACCTGCTAAGACAGATACTAAACAACAAGATTTATGGGATGGCAAAAAATTTACACCAAAACCTGAAGTTGAAATCACTTGGGATGATATAAGAATAAGAAGAAATAAAGCATTACGAGTAACCGATCATTGGGCATTTGTAGATGCTGCACAAATTATGTCTGATGTCATGAAAGAATATAGAAAATTATTAAGGGATATCCCTCAAGATTATGATAAACCAGAGGATGTGGTTTTTCCAACAAAACCAAACGAGAAATAGCATGGCTGCTTCCAAACAAATTGATATTGAGATGGAAAGAATTAAGGGAGACATAGCGTTAATTCGTCAATCCATTCATACCATTGAGTTTAATCATTTGAAGCATCTGCAAAACTCGATTTCAACAATTAATAAAATCTTAGCTGCGATTGGTTTTTTAGTGGCATCACAGTTAGTTATTGCAGTGCGACAACTTCTTAGTTAATTCCCATGTTTGAAATTGTGTCCGTCATATGTTTTCTTGCAGTTGGAACATTTCAACAAACCCTTTGTTTCAATGCGAATATTCCACATGAATTTAAAACTATGCCCGAATGTATGGAGTATGTTAAAATGACAATCAACAAATTGGATACTGAGTTTAAGAGAAGAAACGTAACGATGGCTTTCAAATGCGAGCTTGTTGTTCCTATTGAAAAACAAAAACTTTTTTTCCCAAAAAATAAACGTAAATGGGATGCCTAATGCAATCCAAAAGAATGTCTATCATCGAGTCTTTTACTCAGCCTGCTGTCGGCTTGTTCATCAGTTACGCTTTTACTTATTGGGGATTACCATTTTTATTTGATGTGCAGTTCGGTGTTGGACAATCGATTTATATTAGTGCCTGTTATTTCGTGCTGTCCGTAGTGAGAATGTATTGTATTAGAAGATTTTTTAATGTGTTAGATCGTTCTGATTGCGACTTACCTCACAGGAAGTTTAGAAAAAATGGCACTCTTTAACTTATTAGGTTTTGGTGTTAAGGCAGCTTGGGATGTCTTTAAGACAAGGCAGCAAACCAAAAGGCTTGAAGCATTGGCAGAGCAAAAGCACATGGAGAAGATGCTGACCGGTGAGGTAGAATATAAAAAAATTATTGGTTCGCAACATGACACGAGTTGGAAAGATGAGTTCGTGCTTGTTATAGTTGCGCTTCCTTTAATAATTTTAGCTTATGCAGTTTTCTTTGGTGACGAAACAACTAAAGAAAAGTTAGATGTTTATTTTTACTATTTTTCAGAATTACCTACGATATATCAATGGTTGCTGGTGGGAATTTTTTCAGCAATATATGGGATAAAACCAGGTATGGATTTATTTAGGAAGAAATAAATGAAACATAAATGTGTGTTGGTAATCTCGGATATGCACATCCCTTATCATCACAGAGATAGCTTCTACTTTTTGAAGGCTATCAAGAAAAAATATCCGATTGATTGTGTCGTCAATATCGGAGACGAATTGGATTGCCACAATTTGAGTTTCTTCGATAGCGATCCTGATTTGGCATCTGCTGGGGATGAGCTGAAAGAAAGCAAAAGATACATTGAGGAGCTGGAAACCATCTTTCCCCAGATGACTCTCCTTCACTCCAATCACTCATCATTAATTTACCGCAGGGCATTGAAGTTCGGTATGCCCAGGGCATACCTGAAAGATTACAACGAGTTTCTGGGTGTAGGCAAGGGATGGGAATGGGTGGAGGATTTAAACCTGCCACTCTCTGACGGCAGCGAATGTTTCTTCACGCATGGTATGAGTGCTGATGGTTTGAAGTTGGCGATGCAGTATGGGAAGAACACCTGCCAAGGACACTTCCACTCAAAATACAATATTCAATACTTCTCTAATCCTGATGCTTTGATTTGGTCAATGCAGGTTGGGTGCATGACGAACCAACGTAGCATGGCCTTCAGTTACTCCCGGACATTCCGGTTACGGTTCATCATTGGGGTGGGCATGATCATCAACGGACAGCCCAAGCTGTTGCCTATGGTTCTGAATCACGATGGTCGGTGGATCAAAGAGATTGTCTAAAAAACCCTCGCCCATATCTCGTTACCTGATAGCCTTCTCGTACCCCTGGTACGATTAGACCTACCCATTTATGTACAAATGAAAAAAATGCCCTCGATATTTTGAGGGCTAATTTGGGGAAGCACTAGGGTGCGTGGTTTGTGAGAGAAGGAAGGGGAAAGCACCCTAGCATAATGAGTGTACATGAAATTTGTTCAAGGCTCAAGCCGCACTACGTTGTGAAGGGAATAGGAACCCCATATTCTCTTTCCGTCAATAGACTCTCTTTTCTTCAACCAACCCTTCTGCACAAGAATCAGTAAGATTCTATGAATGTTCGTTGATGAGCCTCTGTCGAGCTGTGCTAATTTTCTCACAGTTGGGGGGTAGCCATTGTTGAGATAGAATTTGCGAAAGTGGTTTAGCACAGCAGACTGTCTCTGCGTAAGATCAATCATACGGACCCTCCTAGCGATTCGATGTATCTTCGCTGATCCTGAGAAACGATTGTAAAGGCACTGTTGTGTTCGGTGTTCAACTTTTGCAAAGCATGATCATTAATGTCAAATAGGTTTTTGAGAAAATTCACTCTTTGTCCTTCGTTGAAATCGTCAGAGTTTTTGATTTCAGACATCAGCTCTCTGAGTTTCTTGGCAAAGCCTTGAGCATCTTTGCAATCAATCGAATCTCCTTTGAGTTTTCTCAACTCCCAGAAGTTCTCTGCCGCTAGCTGATTCATCGCTTCTGTTGGTGTGATGTTGACAGGATAATCTTTCGCTTCTTCTGTCGTAATCAACCCACCAAGCATATCTGCGAATGTGTCTCTAAGAGCAAAACCTCTTGCTCTCATTTTCAACATTCGACTTGTGTAATCCTGCCAAGGTCCGGGTTTGTTGGTCAACCTTGCTCTCTTGGCATCCGCCATCGAGAAAGTGAAAGTTGCCCATGATTGCCCTTTCCTTTTGATTTCGCAAATCGCTGTCATGTCATCCCCCTCGCCTTTGATCGATTCCTTGATGTCCTCGAACTCTGGGGATTTCCGGCACAAAGCAACCAGCCCATCACCATAAACCGATGGTTTCCCATTGATCACAGCAATCGTTTGACAGCTTGCGATTGGACTAAGCCCAACCTCTCTGCCCATTTGAATTGCAACCAAGATGTCAGATGGTCTGCCTTGGAATGCCTTTGGGATCAAACTTGACTTCGAGATCACTGTCGCAAACTCCATGAGTCGGTCCAGCTCACCTCTGTCAGGTTGTTTATTCACGTTTTTAGCCATGCCTACCTCCTTGCATTAAAATAGATCATTAAAAAACCTGCAACAAAAATAGCGATCAGTTGCAGGATGGAAAAACCCATGTCCATTATACTTCCTTGATGGAAATGGTTTTGGAACGACTCGAATAGGAAGGCTTTGCAGGTATTGTTTTCTCTGGAGCTGCTTGATGAAACCTTTCTCCCCATTTGATTACTTTCGTTCCAAATTTTGCAAATTCGTGGTTTCCCATAGATTTTTTGATTGTGACTTCTGCCTCCTTCTTTCTCAACCCTCCATCTTTGATCTGATTGTTGCCTTCTTCCCAAAGCTGACACGCCACACCAACTTCGTTGGAAGATGATAGATCGATTGTTTCGTGGTCCACTTTCGGATGCACAATCTCGTAATCCGTATCCTCAGGTTCATAATATTTCTTTGCCAACACTCTTTTCCAGAAATCATCGACAGCTCCTCTGATAAGATTTTGTGTCTTTTCGTGAGCAAACATTGGGAAATAATCGATCTTCCAAGTTCTAATGTTGAATCTTACTATGACACCAAAATCCACACCGCAAGCCATCATTTGAGCTTGAAGCTGGAGTGGTCCTCGCCATAAAGGCAAGCCATCTTCCATCACAGAAGTGACTTTGTATTCGACTAAGAATTTTCCGCCAGCGAATGTGCAAGACTCTCCGTCTGGGCTAGTGAAGATGAGTTCTTCGCCCTTCTCGACAGAGAACATATCGTCAATCGAGGCTCCTAGCAGTAAATCAGCGCAAACATGCGCCCTTAATTTTGCCTTGGGATCGCAACGAAGTTGGGGAAATGTTCTCAAGAGAATGCCTCTAAGCATCATCTCGAAGTCATCCGTATATTTTGAGTAGTCGCTTTGTGGTTCTTCTACCCAAGTTCCTGCCCTTTTAGAGATAATTTCCTGCAACAGCTCGTTCTTTGTTTTCGCCTTTGGATGAGCTTTGTTCAGAATGATTGGCACTCGACTAGCTGTAAAATAGTCTGTGTCTTGTGTGACTTTCATTGGTCGACCTCTGTGTCGCATGGTCTGTCACCATCTTCAGTCTCTTTGTGTCGCAATTTGGACATTTCTTCTTCATGCTCCCTAAGAAGAAAAGTCGTGACTGCCAGACAATCTTCGGTCTCAGAAATATGTCTCTCACTCAAACCTCCCTGCCCAGCAAGATCAGCTTGAATGATGTCGTTCAGGCTTCGGTGCTTGGCAATCAAAATGTCGTGAACCAATGTGTGAATTGATTGAACGAACTTCCGGACATTATGATTTTGAACTAGCGCAGCCACTTCTTCCGGTGAAGGAGCATCCATGTTGTCAAGAGTGGAATCATATCTGTCATCCCATTCATTATTGAAATTAGTCATCAGTTTTCTCCTTTTTCTTCTTTTGTTCTGCAACAAACTTGGAATCAAAAGAACTATTTTTGAAATAGGCTTTCACATCCCCGGCTTCGTTGATGAACCCACTGAAGATTGAAAAGAAGGCTAGATTTTGCTTCACTAGGCTTTGTTTTTTTAAATCTTTAAGTATCATACTCTTGATCCCCATGCTATTGCCTTTACGTTCTTTACAGTTTGGGCTTTCCAAATCTTGCCACGAATTGTTTTTATACCTCTAGCATTAAGTCTTTCAGCGATCCCTGAGAGGGTTTTGACCTTTGCTTTTACTCTCTTGCCACTCTCAAGCACAACCATCTTGCCTTCGTTTTCAATGTCGCTGATGGTTGGCATGATCTTGAGTGCATATTCCTTGCTAATTTTTCTACGAGATATAACACCATTCTCTGATGCTTGTTGAATTGTCTTGGGATTCCCCAACGAAGTTATTCTTCTCTCTGTTTTTTGGGTGTCGTGATACCCTTTTTCCTTGATTTTTTGCTTAATAACAGCGAGAGCATCCCTTGTTCTAGTGCGAATCCGGTCAAGTTCTTCTTCATCCATAACCGCTAGTATGTTCAAGGTAACTTTGGTCGCATTGGGTTGATCGCAAATGGTAAATTTTATATTTTTACTTTCCAAGCTGTCTCGTAACGCAACTGAGAAACGCAACTTCCTCGCAAATCTACTGAGTGTCGCAATCACAAGTCTCGCATCGTTTTCCTCACAAAAGCTAATGGCTTTGTGCAACTCAGGTCTTTGGTCGTTGCTACCGCTTTCATGTTCGCTGAAAACCTGAACGATTGTGCCACCTTGTTGTGTGGCTAACTTTCTAATTTTTTTCTCTTGAGCATCAAGACCGAGTTCTTGGTCTTTAGTTGATGTCCGGACATAAGCTACATATTTATTGGTCATGCTTTTCTCCTTCTAATCTTTTACTTGCCATTTCATGCCAAGTATCTCTATCAACAGAATGTCTAACCCTTTCTGTTTCCCAGAAAAGAATCTCCTCTGCCCTTTCTTTTCCCCATTCATTCAACACTTTTTGGGGTGCATTGTTCCAAGTCCATCTCAGAACCTTTCTGCACCATTGACTCAGATCATTATGCGGATTGCTCGATTTACCACCAATGGCACTATCCATATAAAGGTCCATAAACAAATCTCCTCT